TTTTGACTTCCACATGGTCTTTGAAGTCGATGCTAAATAATTTTACGAACGGATTTTCAGTAGCCATAATAAACCTCCCATAAAAAAGACGGCAGGAAAGTAATTTCCTGCCGCCATATCCAAAACTTATGCCGCATGAATGATAGTAAATCTGCGACTGCTCACATTTTTACTGTACCGATTAAAAATGTCCGGCTGTTCTTTCTTCAACCGCTGGGAATCCACACGCTTACTTTCAGAGGACACCCACGACACCTTATAGCCGGGAGCTGTACCGTAGGCGGCATCCTGCATTTCCAGCTTCACTTGCTGTTCAATCGCAGTCTTTTCCTGCTCCAGCTGTTCGATTTGGTCAGAAAGAGACTGTCGTTTGTCCAGCAGGTCACGAACTGCATTCAAATCAGCCGTTTTGCTTTTATCATCGTCAAAATACATCTGGTTGATTTGCTGTGTATCTCCCTCGCTTCCGGTAGGTGTAGGCGCAATCTCAGGCATCACATTGTACTTCCAAAAATGCTCTTCTTCGGCAATGAGATTATCCAAAACAGCCTTATCACTGATAATTTTATGAATTACCAGCTCTTTTCCGAAAATCAGAGCAGCAATATACCAGCAGTCGAAACCACTGACAGCCAGATAATGATTGACCTGCGCCATGTAGTGTGCAGGAATTTTACCATCTGCCCACTTATCCGCAGAGAACGGTGAAACCGTCTTGCATTCCAATCCTGCTTTCTGTCCAACGATCAGGCGGTCAAAATCCGCCAGAAGAAGCGGATGTTCCTCGTTCTGGTAGATAGCATTGGCTCTGCGAACTTTTAGCCCAGTGGCTTCGGTGAATCGCTGTGCCACATACTCTTCCAAGTCCCGGCCCTGCCGCATAGCTTCGCTGTCGATATTTTCAATGGTATCGCTGATTTTATCGTGATACACCTGAAATGCAGAGCGGTACGGATTCAGGCCCAAAATGGCCCCAGCATCCGTGCCAGTGATACCACACTTTCGATAGCGCAGCCACTCTTCTTTGGACAGATTTATTGTGGAAATCAATCGTTTCATGCAATATTCAACTCCTGCTTCATATTTTTATCGGTGATTTCAAAATCGTATTCCACCAAGTCCTTCATAATAGTGGAAAACTCGTCCACCAAAGTGCGGTCATCATCCAGCCACAGGGCATACAGGAAATCCAGAATGTTTCGCTGCACCCGGAGATGGTTCCAGAAACGCTCGTCCATCTGTTTTTCGATGTCCAGCGTGATTAAAGCACTGACAATGGTGCTTTTCATCGTGATCTCGTATGCCGTGGTGCAAGTAGGCTTTGGAAAATCGGCTTCGATGATGTTCAGGAACTCAGAAAATTCCCGGACAGCCCGGTTGCTCACATCGTTCATACGTCCTCCTTTATGCTGCTGCCAGCACCATCTTGTAAGCCTTGTCGATCATGGGGTTGCCCTCTGCGGTGCGCAGGAACAGATTTTCGTTGTAGTTGCGAGTTTTACGGATAGGGTCTGCATGGGTAGCAAAATCCGAAACAGCGTTCACGAACCGCCAGCCGTTCTTGCCAACCCATTCCAGATCAGGTGCATTGTAGTAGCGAGCCTTCAAGTCTTCCTGCAAGCGCAGGTTGTTCTTCCGCTGGCCATCGGTCAGATCTTCGGTGACAGGAAAGAACTCATTGATGAACTCCTGCACCTTGCGGTCAGACAGCTTGATGGTGGTCAGCTCATGGATACCTTTGCCCAGCTCCCCCATGTAGCTGTTGGCAAGCTGTAAGGTCTCACGGGCATCCTGCACCCGGAGCAGAATATTTTCGGTGTGGCGAGCAGTCCAGATGCGCTTTGCCGTGCCCAGAGCCAGATTCAGGGTGTTCTGGCAGACAACACGAACAGGGGTCATAGCGACCTTGACACCAGAACTGCCATCGTGACTGTTGAAGAACACAAGATATGGGGTCACTTCGTCTCCGGCGATGATGTATTTCTCCGGCAGCTTCGCCAGCATCCAGACTTTCTTGCCGCCCTGCAAGGAACCGGCAGTTTCATAAGTGACACCTTCACCCAGCAGATCATCGGTGAACTGGAATGCTTCTTCGTTCTGCACGATGCGATAACGGTCAGATACCACACCCAGAACAGCATCATCGGTGCTGCGGACGTTAGCCCGATAGCCGGGGATCATAGCACCCGTGCCGGAATAGATATTACGGCTCTCCACCTGCCAATCCAGACCGGCCAGTTCCAAGGCTTCACGGCTTGCAGGGGCATCCATGACAATACGGCCAAGGCCATGCCACGGGGTTTCACGGACAGAGAACATGGTTTCAACATTTGCAGACATAACTACTACCTCCTGAAATTTTAATGTGATTACTTGTTTTCGAGTTTATGGGCGATCCAAATAATGAGTATTACGGCAGTTTTCCCGATTGCCTTTGCGCCCTTCATTAGAATCTTTACCATAACATCAGCCATTGTTTTTCCTCCATTTTCAAGTAAAAAGTAAAGACCTGTGGACAGAATCAAACTGCTCACAGGTCTTTCTACAAAGATAATATATAACTGTAATTTTTTCAGATACGTTTCGTCTTGTGTCGGGTGTGTCAAATGTGTCAGGTTTTTATGAAACTCTCTATATATTTCTTTATTTTTATCCCTTCTACTCTATTTTTTCTCTTAGATAAAGCGATAGGATAAAAGAGAATAGATAATATATAATAAAGGTTTCTCGAAAATTCTGACACATCCGGCACAACTGACACAGTACTTTACGGTCAAGCTTTCGTGCGGATACCCACGGCTACCGTGAGGTCATGCCACTCATTTTTACGAATTCCCTGATTCCGGGAAGCCTTAAAAGCCTTTGCTTCTTCAAATGAAATCGTAAAACGAGCCATCTCCATAAAGCCATCCAACGTACAAGTGGCACTATTTCCACTCTGCACTTCTGTCAGTTGGAAATCAAGCACCCAGCGGTATTCCTCATTCGTCAGCGGCGTGATCTGCGCCACACAGCTATTGATAAGCTCCCGGTCAACATCATTC